GGCTAAACAAGGTGCGCGTCTTTCTTTCCCTGCAGACGCAAACCTTAAGTCTGAAACCTTGGCACCTGAAAAGGTTTGGAAGAAACGCGTTTTCTATAACGTTCCCATTCCAACCGTTGTCAATTTAAAACGTGCTCTTAGTCCTATCCAGCACTTCTTCTGCACTCTCACGCACAAGTCTGATTATCTCTTTGAAGCCTATCCTCAGAGAGACTGGGACTCCTATGCAAAAGAGCTTACCAAGAAAGGCAACTTTATCATTTGTCTTGACGTCAGTGGCTTTGATCATTCCGTTCCTGGCCACGTTCTTCAGGCACTTGGACACTACTTTGCATGTTTCTATCGTCACAATAATGAGAAACTTGCTGTAAAGACACTTCTTGAAGAGGTGGCATTCATGCCACTTATCTTTAAAGAACATCTCGTGTCAAAACAAGGTGGTGTTCCTAGCGGTTGTTGGGGAACTTCCCTCATTGATGCCGCTGCCTGGGAACTTATGCTCTACACTGTTTGGACCAAACTTGTACCATCCGCAAAGTCATTCACGTCCTTCAAACTTGGAACAAAGATGTATGCAGTCGGTGATGATATGATCATCTCCGTAGAAAAAGACTATCGAGATGCCTTTAATGGAATCTCAATCAGTCAAGCTATGGGAGCTATGTTCGGCTTACAAGTCACCTCTGCTAACAAAGATGACAAGATTGTCCCTGGAGCACCTCTAACCGATGCTTCTTTCTGTTCAAGACAGTTTGTACCTCTTGAGTCCCATCCTTCAACCTTTGTTCCGCGTTTGAAGTCATCTGCCATTTACTCAGCCCTTAACTATGTTGACCTAGATGACAAACATGACCTTCTTGCCCACTTTCAAGGCATGAGACTAGAAGTAGTAACTCACGGCAAAGAAATTTACAATTCATATGAACGTGAGCTTCAATTATTCGCTCAACACCGCCATCTTGAAACCGATACAGTTCCATATTCCGACGCTCTTGAGCTGGTGTGGCAGGCTGTTCTCGCTCCACACCCTAGAATCTTAAGAGTTTCTGATTCTTATGAAAACCCTTATACTCGAATTCTCAAGTATACTCCTTCTCGCACTATGTCTACTCAAGCTATGAAAGATCTTCGTGCTAACATCGCACAGGATGTTCACAAAGGTGAAATCACACCAAAGACTGCTTCGCACTGCAAGCAGCTCATGGGACTGGACCTCGACCTCCTTTCTCCATACCTGCAAACCTTGGCTAGACCAGGAGGTGGGCATTCGTTGAACCATCCACAAGTTGGTTCAACCTTTACCCACCTCTTGGCTTACCAGTGGTTGCAAGATGCGAAGGGAGTTGGAGACCCACTCCCCCCTCACTTTGAGCGAGCTCTGAGAAAGTTCGATTACCACTATTGCACGCCCATCGAAAATCCATCGACTGACCGTGAAAAAGCATGGAATCGTTACCTCATTTCCACTCGAGCTCTTCTCAACCCTAAGCCTCAGCATCTCAGGTACCGAAAGATCTTCGATACTATGTTGAAGACCGGATCCATGACCCATGATGTAGATAGCTTCGATGCTCTCTACCAGGAATTCTTCGGTGATCAAGCCCAAGCTCCTCCTCGCACTGACAAACCTCCCGCTGCAGGAGCTTCTCCTGGCAAAGGTCCTACTGAAATGCCTGCCGCTATCATTGAAACCACTAACTCAGTGGCTCCTGTGGCTCTCAACCCTCTTGGAGGATTGGGACTTGCAGGCAATATGCCACTCTGTTATGCTGACAACCTCCTCGCACTCGCGTACCGTGATCAGGCTCTTGCTCCCTTAAACCTGACTACTAACACAGCACGAGGAACCGTCTTATATGATAAAGCATTCAATCCATGGGACGAAGCACTTACTGGAACTCCCATCCACCAATGGGCCAATCTCCATACCATTTTCACAGGTGATCTTGTTATCACTATGTCCATGCGCTCTGCTTCTACCCTTATTGGTAGTATCCTTATGGCATACATTCCAACAGAGTATGCCAGAAAAGAGGAATTTTCCATCAATGAGCTCGTTGCCTTCGATCATGTTATCCTTGACGTGCAGAGTCCCGG